AATGTCAAAATTAACCGCCACATCGGTATTAGCATTAACCGAAAAAGTTGAACTAAATACCTCGGTAGTGAGTAAATTTGCTTTTCCCTCCACCTTATCCCAAACCGTATCAGCCCCGCCGTCATAACTGATGTCTTGAGCCGTTTCGTTAAGGTTAGGAGCATCGGTGATTATTATATTTGTGTTTTCATAACCGCTATAATCACCACCGAGCGCCTCATACTCCGCAAGCGTCATTTCGACCGTGGTCGGTTTTGCCTCCCACTCTTGCGCCGTTGCGTTATAACGCAAACTGTCCGCGTTAGCCTTGCCCGTGGTGTCGACATCGTTGAGGTCGTCTATTGAGCCGACTGTTGACACGGTACCATTGACCCACTCGGCGCCGTTCCATACAAGCGCCTCACCCTGGGCCGCCCCGCTGATGTTTACATCGTCAAGGTCGTTGAGCTCGTCGGGGATTGCATTAAGCACGCCCTCCGATGTTACCGCAAAACCTACACCGTGGCCCGCCGTAGGCGCGCTGTCAAAAACGACATCCTCGGCCGCGTACTGGTCAGCAATGATCGCCGCGACCTGGGCCTCGAGGTTGTTTATTTCGCTATGAGAATCGATTCCCGTGTCGGCCGACTGTTCACATTCGAGGATAAACTTGAGGGACCCGATGACCGTGTCACCTTTTGAGATTCTAATCTCGCCCAGGCTCGGACCCGCGACCGCTGTCATTTGCTCGGTCGTCGTCACGATGACATAATTGTCGGCCGTATTGACGAGGGTCTCAATGACTTGATTCCCGTCGGGTTTCTTGATGATCGCGTCGACTGTCTCGTCACCCGCCAGGGTGTAAACCTGGGACCCCTCGAATAGGTTTGTCCTAAACTCGCGGCCCTTGTCGAATTGTGTCGCGTGAGCCACGGGCCACGCCTTGCCAGGAATAAGATTGAGGTTGATGATTTCCATTTATTAGCCCTCCAATTTGTTTATTTTATCGGTTAGCGCTTTAATCTGTGCCTTGAGGTCCTTGATCTCCGCGTCGTGTCTCTTTGCGATCGCCTGGAGATAGGGGACCATTTGAATATAATCAAGGCTCGCGGTTGTCGTGTCTGTCTCGGGCTTGACGAGGCCAGGCAATACGGCCGCCACATCCTCGGCAATAAAACCGCGTTTGTCGGTGCCGAGGGCCTTGTTTTTATAATCAAACTTGACCGCCTCGAGCTCGAGGAGCTTGTCGGCGTCATCCATAGGCTCAATGTTTTCCTTTACCTTGCGGCTCGATGTCTGATAGAGCGTCACACAAACGAGGTCGCCCGATTGTGCGAATCCGTAGACCGTCGCGTTATTTGATGAGTCGCGGAGTATTAAAACACCGTCACCCGCGGGCGCCGCGTTTAGTTCACAAACGGACCCGCCGCTGTTGTTTTTTAGGAAAACCGCGCCGCCGTAGGCGTTAGTTATTAGTTCGCCGACGACCACATTTGACGAGTTGCGAATCCCCAGGCCGCCGCCGTAACCGTCGCCCGTCTGACCCGCCTCGACAATTGCGTTCCCGTTTGACTTGCATAAATTGAGCACACCCGCGCCGTTGCTGTCTTGCGCCCACATTTTTATCAAGTCTGTCGACGACGACGCGCTCCTCATTCGCAAATAGGTGTTCCCGTTGACATTGATGTCAAATTCGGCCTTTGTTGCGTTGCTGTTGTTTATTAGGCTCATTTTGTCACGCGCGCGAAATTGATACATCGTTGCCGCGCCCGTCGTCATATTTATCGAGCTGTTACCCTGGGCGTCGGAGAGGACCCCCGCCTTGATGACGTTAGCCGTCAAGGTCCCCGTCACGATGCGGGAGGCGTTGATTTTGCCGTCAGCGGTAAGCGCGATGTCATCAAAAGGGCCCGCGTATGAGGTGCCATACCCGAGGCCTCCCCGATTAAAACGCCACACCTGGGAGGCTGTCTCTTTGCTGTCTGTGTCCATAATGAGAATTTGGTCGGGCTTGCCGTCTCCGTCGCTGTCGTCGAGGATGACATAACCGCCCAGGTTTCCCGTTATTAGCTGACTCGATTCGTTGACATAGTCACGCGAGGCCGCCCGCTCGATGCTCTTGACATTGTTCGCGATCGTGTCGGTTATATTCGCGCGGGTGTCTCCGAATGATGTTTTGACATATCTCTCGCGTAAAACATCCCACACCGTTTTTATACATTTAGCCGTGACCGCCAGGCCGAGGGGCTCGAAATAAATCTTGACGGTGTCGCCCAGGTCAACGCGCTCGGTGAGGCCTTGCATTTGCACAAAATCGAGCGTGATCGCGTTCGAGACCGCAATCAAGTTATTATTCGAGATATATCTCGCCGCCAGGGTGCCGAGCTGTGTCGTGATAGGGACCGTGCTCTCGGGGTCGACATCGGTCGAAAAGTCGAGAGCGATGTCTCGAGGGACATCAAACTCGAGGCCCGTGTCGACTCTTGCCCCGACGGTCTTGACGCCGTTCGGGTCGATATAATACGGAATAACTCCCGTGACGAGGTTTGACATATCGAGGACCTGGGAGAGGTCGGTCAAATTTTTCCCGTATCGGATTGTTACGCCGCGGTCGATGCCTCGCGATGCTTTAAGGGTCGCGGTGTAATTGTTAAAATACCATTCGCCGCCGTAGACATCGAGGAGGCTCCCCGCCTTGCCGCCAAAAAAGGACCTCACCGAGGCGGGCGCGGCGATATTAAACGCGCCGACCGTGGTCTTGTCCGTGTTAATGGTAAAGGCTCCCGCCTGGGCCTCAAGCAAAACGCAAGCCTCGGGCGCGGATGATGCCGACCCCGTTGTTATTACCTTGCCGCTCAAGTCATAGGAAATGTGTTGAGCATATACCGAGAATTTTCCCTTGATCGTTTTCCCGACCTTGTAGATTCTGAAAATTTGAGGCTCGTCGGTATAATTAGGCTTTGCAATTATAAACCGCCCAGGCTGAATATCGGCCGCGTGGATTCCGTCGGCCGCATATTCGAGCGAGAGCTCATAGCTTGAATTTAAGCCCTCGGGGACCTCGCACTTGATCGCGTCGGTCAATGCGCCCAGGCCGTAATTTGTCGGGACCACGCCCTCGGTTATTCTGTCAAAAAGAATAGGAATCATAAACCTCGCCCCTTATATAGTGAAATATCGCGGCCTTATTGTGGCCCTTGTCACCGTTCCCGTTATGCCGATATTTGCCACGCCTGGGCCTATCGTGGGGAATGTCCCCGCGATATTTGCGTTCATATTCTCGGCGGGCTCTCGGTAGGCGTTCATTGTCTCGCAATCAATATTTATATAGTCCGCGATGCTCGCCGTGATCGTGACGCCCTGGATTGAAAACGTGACAAGCCCCGAGCCCTCGAGGTGAATCAAGGGCTTTGAGGCGAATCGTGTCTCGTTGATTATCGCCTGGCCGTTGCTGACCTCGATCTCGTTGTCGGCATCCTTGAGGAATCGCTCGGGCCTACAAGTAAAGCGGAGCGATGCCTCGCCGTATTGTGTCAAGTCGTTTGTAAACGAATCACCGCCCGAGTAATAAGCCAAACGGTAGACATCGGGCTCAAAATTGTCCTCGAGTCTGTTGTAACCCGTTTTTGAATTGAGCCACGCCGCGACCGCGTCGACCGTGTCCGTGAGGTTTTTGTCGGCCGAGTCAGCGACCCAAACCTTATAAACCCTCGAGACATCACTCCACGCGTTTTCTTGCTGAATTATTGCACCGTTTCGCCCTGGGACCGTAAAAATAGACTGTTTACGGGTCGGGCGCTCGAAAGCGGGAGCCTCGGCTAAAACGATGCCAAAATCGGCCGAGGCCTCGCCTCCATATACCAAGAGGCCACGCCTCGAGGTGGTAAAGTTAAAAAGTTTAGGCATAAACGGCCCCCTTTCGTGCTGTCATATCTCCGAGCTTTTCCGCGATAACATCCGCGAGCTCGTTGACATCCTGGCCCTCGGCGCCGTAGATATTCATTGTCACCGCGCCGCCGTTGTAGGTCGTCGTGTCTCCGATCGTTGCCGCGCCGCCCGCGCCGTATGCCGTCACCTCGGCCGACATTGACCCCGTGAGGTCTGTCATACCGTCGACCATATCGTCGGCGATAATATCCATTTCGTCAGACCAACCGCCGCCAAATCCGAGCGCCGAGAAATATCCGATTTTTTCAAACTCTTTCGACGGGCTCGCGATGCCGAGGGTTTCCTTGAGGGCCTTGATTGCCTTTTTGCCGAGCTTTTTGACCTGGTCAACGACCCAATCAACGTCGAGGCCATTGATTAAGCCCTGGGCCATATCTGACCCGATTGAGACTATTTGACCTGGCAAACCCGCGAGAGTATTGACGACATCGCCGACAAACTGACCGATTGAGCCGAGAATATTCCCGACCCAAGAGGTGATTGAATTAAAACCATTTATAAAGCCGTTTTGTAGGTTGTAAATCCAACCCGTGACGGTGTTATAAACGCCGATTGTAAAATTGACAATCGTCGCCTTGATATTTCCGACCCAATTCGAGACCGTCGAGGTGATCGTTGAGACAATTCCCGAGAAAAATGACTTGATGCTCGAGCCCCAGGAATTAAACACACCGAGGACCCAATTGAGTCCCTGGCTGACATAAGGCTCGACCCAATTCTTGAATCCGATTATCACGTCGGCGATGTTTGTGACGAGGCCGACATAATAGTCAATAAATTCGGGAATAACATTAACGAGGGTCTGAATGACCGCGCCGACGCATAAAAGGACCGCATCGAGCAAAATCGCCAAATTTTCGGGCGTTGTGAGGCTTTTCGCCACCTCCCCGATGATGCTCACGATTGCGGGCAATAGCACGGGCAAAATAACCCCGATTTGACTCACAACCGCGCCGACGAGCTTGACAATGCCGTCGACCAATAGCTTGACATTGTTCCCGCTTGCGAGCCAGGTGACGAGGTCAGTGACAAGTGTCAAGAGGCTCGAGGTTATCAGCGGGAGACAGTCAAGGACCGTAGACATCAAGGCCGTCAGTCCCGATGTTATAACGGGCAATAGGGAGGGGATTAAACCCGTAACCGTGACAAGCGCGTCACTGATAAAGCCAAAAAGCGCCTCACTCGCGGCGGGTAGCATCGCGCCGAATCCCTCAAGGACCGAGCTCACGATCGCGCTCGCTATAGCGAAAAATTCGGGGCTCAACGAGACAATATTCGCCGTGATCTCGCCGAGTCCCGCCTTGATTTCCTCGATGCCGCCGTTGCCCGAGAATACCATTGACAAGCCTTTCATAACTTGAGACATTCCAGGGAGGAATTTAGACATCATATTATTTTTCACGCCGTCAAGAGCGACCCGCATATTTTGTAGTTCGTCTTGATATTCGGCCGCCGCCTTGACCGCGTCGTCGGACATAATACCGCCGAGCTCTTTGACCTGGGTCTTTAGTTCGTCGGTTTCCTCGGCTGTCATATTAAAGAGCGGGGCGAGTTCGACCGCGCCCTTGCCAAGTAGTTCATTAGCGAGGGCGGTCCTTTCGCCCTCATCCGCTACATTTTGGAGCGCCTCAATAGTCGCGTTCCAAGTTTCCTCGGGAGACATCGCCGAGAGCTGTTCCTCGGAGATTCCCAGGGCCGCAAATGCCTCATTGTTCTCCTCGGCCGCGATCGTCAGCTTTTTCATAGCGTTTTTCATTCCGTCGATTGAGGCGCCCGCGTGCTCAAGAATAAAGGCCCAGGTTTGATAACCCTCGGCCGTCATATTCATTTTTTGGCTCTCTTTGTCGACGGTGTTCCCCCACTCGGAGACATCATTCGCCGCCTGGATAAACGCCTTGCCCGTTGCTATTGCCGCGCCCGCGACCGCCGCCGTTGCCGCCGCCACGACCGCCGCCGTTGCCTTGATTCCCGTCGCTAACGCGTTTCCGAAATCCTGGCCCGACTGTTCGCCGACCGATTTCGCGGCCGCTCCCGCCGAGGCGCCGAGCTGTTCACTGATTGACTGTTGAGCACCCTCAAGGCTCGGGATAATTGTCACATAGGCATTACCTACATTTATACGGTCACCGCTTGCCACTTGTTCGCCCCCTTATAAATTCGCGCATCGCGTCGAGAGTGATTGCTCCCTTGCCGATGCGCTTGTTATCGTCACCCTTTCCAGGTCTCGGATAGGGTTTTATTTTCTTTTTTGTTTTTCCTCGACTCGCAAAATTAACGAGATTGCTATTTATGACTTGTAATAAGTCGTAAATATCGGCGAGGATTGCGTTGGTTTTGAGAGTAGACTCCCACCCCGTCGCCTTTCCCAGGTCCCGCGCGAGAGCGCTATCGGTCCCCAGGTGATAAATAAAAGAACGGAGAGCGCCCCAAGAAAGGGCGCCCCCCAGGTCCTCCAAACTGTAAGGCGTTCGAGTGATTAGGTCATACTCGAGAGCCCCGTCGTGATCTTTTACGAATCGCGCGAGGCCGATGATTCCCCCAGGCTTGCCCCCGTTCCTTTTGTCGTTGCCTCCGACCACGCGCTCATTATGTCGGTGATGTCGGCGACGGTGAGGGCCTCCATTGTCTCGGCGTCAATATAACGCGCGAAAAATTCGCGCTGTTTTTCGCTGTCCTGGAGTTCGGCGAGTTCATAATATTTTATGTCCTGGCCGAGGGGAATGTAAAAAACCTTTTCCCCGATCTTGAGCTCGAGCGGCTCCACTCTCGGGCGCTCGGCTCTCCTCTTGTTTAAGTCTAATAGTGGCATCGTTTTAATCCTCCGAATAATTAAATATGCTGTCCGTCATTCTTTGCGAATGTCCAGGATGCCGCCTCGATTGTGCACTCCCAAACAATCGCCTCGGTCGGGCTAAATGATACATCGGAGACATCGCGAACGATTCCCTCCTCGGTGCCGAGATAAAGCAAATCGTCGCCGTCTTTCATAATGAATAAGAAAGCCATTGACGGAGCGCTCACGCCAGGCGCCACCGTGACGCTTGTTATCTTGCCGTGTGTAGCATCGGCCGCCGTAATTGTTACATTGTCCGAGCCAAAAATCGTCTTGAGGGTCTCCTCCTCGGTGTAGAGGAGCGGAGCCGTTACGGTGCCGCCCTCGTCGCCCGACATAAGGCGGCGAACGGTCTTTGACCAATCACGGAGCGGGTCGGAGTCCTTGCCCGTTGCCCAGGTGAGGCCCGCATCGCTAACCGCGCCGCACTCGACCCAATCAGCCGCGAGAGTCTCGCCAGGATAGGTGGGGAGAGCTGTCCCCGCGGGTGCTGTGTAAAACATACCCGTCACGTCACCGATTCCAAGGTTTACCTTGTTACTTGCCATAAGAGTATTACCTCCATAATTAAGATTTTAGATTGTGGGAATTGTTACGGCCTCACGGTGAGCCCGCACGATTAGGGTCGCGGTGCATAACTTGAGGTCGGGCCTTGCGGGGTCATTCCCCCACCCCGCCAGGCTGTTGATTTTTACGGAGCGGAGGGCGCCGAATTGTCGGGCCGCCTGGGCCTCGAGCAAACCGACCGCGGTGTTTCTCAAATCAAACGCCGCCTCGTCGGTTTCGGCTCTTGCATCAAGCACGACCGTAAACGCGTCGATCGTGTCGGCGCTATTGCCGCCCGTTGCCGTGATGAGGACCGACGGGGTAATAAACCCTTTCGGGAGCGGTCTCACATACGCGGTTAGGTAGTCCATAAGCGCGAGTCTGATCTCGTTCTCGATGTCCGTCGGTTTCAAAATGTCGATTGTGCTCATTGTGTCACCGCCCTCGTTAAAACTTTGTCCTCGGCCTCGGCCTTGTATGCCTCGGCGTCGGTAGAGTGAACAAACCCGACCCAACGGCCGCCGCCGTAACCGCCGACCTCAATCGAGGTCCCGAATCCGTCGCCGCCCGCGTTCGCGTTCGCTCTTTGTGCGATCTCCGTCGTCTTGTCCGTGACGAGGTCCTTGACCCCGTCAGATAACAAGAGCGCCCGAAAACCCGCGCTGTCAAACTTGAGCCTAATCTCGGACATTTGTCACCCCTCCCAACGAATCAAATTGAGTTGAATGTTAGAACGGGTAAACGGACCCGCCCAGGCTTTAGGCTCGCCGTTGATCGTGAATACTTGACCCTCAAAAAGGATTCGGTCGCCTGGTCTGACATCGGAGCCCTCGGGCAAATATGCCGTCAAGCCCTCCGATATTCCCAGGACTCGCCCGTCTTGCGTCAAGTTCGTCGCCGCGGGCTGTACGGAGCACCCCGATATTTTGAGGGTGTCGACCGCCTCGGCCGACCAATCGGGAATCACTGACCCCCTCGCGGTCGTTGTGCCTGGTCTGATGCGGGTAATCTCTTGATTACAAAATGACGGGAGCATTTTAATACACCCCCCTCACCTTGTAAGGCTCGAGGACCTCGCGGGTGTCATTCGAGAGGCCCGTCGCTGACGCGTGGCCCGCCCAGGTCGAATTATATGACACGCTAACACCGCCCGCGGCCTCGCTGTTTACCCCGTAGGGATTAGCGACCGCGTGGGTCACCAAATTCGCCGCGAGTTCCTTGACCGCCGCGATGCTCGCTTCGTCGAGGCCCGCGACATACTTGACGAATATACGGCTCTTGCGATCTCTCGCGCCGATGTCGTAAACCCTCAAGAGCCCGCTCGGCGTGAGGTCGTAGTCGGTCATAACATCGCCGACATAATCACCCGTGTCGGGGTCAAGGACCGCATCAACGACGACCTTGTCGATTTTCGAGACATAGGTCGCGGGGAGCTGTATCAATACATCGGGACCAATGAACGAATCACGTAAATCGGCCAAACGGTAAATCATCCCGCAAGTCAACGAGGGGCTTATATGCCAACCGCAAAAATTACGGATTGATGCCGACGCGCTCGGGATGTTTGCCGTTATCCTCGAATCGCTCGCGCTAAACTTGCCGCCAGTAAAGGCCACAAAATCGGCGGGCGTGATAAGGTCCCCGATCGCGGTCGCGTCGACCATATAACCCCAGGAGGTCAAGAGTTCATTATTAAATTCGCTCATTTATTGCCTCCTACTTTCCTTGACTTGTTAGCCGTTGCCTTTTTGGCTTTTGCCTCGGGCGCCGCCTTTTCAGCCTTGACGATCTCTTTGTCATCCTCGGCCTTGATTGTCTCGGTCACTCCCGCGGGAGCCTTGTCGAGCCAAACCTTGCGGCCGTTGACTGTGTAGATTTTCATTTTGACGGGCCTCCTTTCTTTAGATTTAGAAAAAAGGGACCCCGTAGGGTCCCCAGGTGGTCGGGATATTACTCACCCGCAAGGAGTACGACGCCCTTGAGGTCGACGACCGCCGCCGCGAGGCGCTGTTCTCCGAGGAGTGTGACGCGGTTATAAAGAGCATCATCCTCATTCTGTTCGTAGAGCTTGACATCAACGCCGCCCTTGCTCCATACCTTGACAGCCTCACGCGCACAAACAAGCGCCTGGCCCTGGGTAATTTCTGAGGAGGCGAAAATTGAAACGCCCCAAATTGACGCGGGAATCGTGAGCGCGCCGTTGCCGTAAGGACCGACAAAATAACCGCCGCCGTAATACTGACCGTTGTCATCCTTTGAGGTGAGGAGAGTGTAAAGGTCCGCGGGGTTAACGATTACGACATTTGCATCATAAGCGCTCTCGTTCTTAATCTTGAGAATTGATGCGAGAATACCGTCGGCGAATGTTACCGTTGTGCCGTCATAAGTCTCGCCGCCGATGCCGCTTGTTCCCTCGACGGCGTTGATAATATGCGCATTCCTCGCCTTTGCGAGCTCGGCGATAAGAGTGTTCTCAACCTCGGAGGCAAGGAAAGGCGCGTCGTTGATGATCTCGTCGGTCTCCTTGATATATGCCGCGATCTTTGAGAGGGGCAGAGTCTTTCCCTCAAACGATGTCGAAATCTGGGGCTTTTTTGCGCCCTGGGCTGTTGTGCCGATTGTTCCCTCGATTGCACCCTGGAGAAAATAAGTTATAGCGTTGCCGCTGATCGTTGCGTTTGTGAAATAGTCAGCGATTGCGGGCGCCTTTGCCTGGGGTGCGACTGAACGGTCGATGTCGGCGATTGTGGGGCTTGTTACCGTGTCGGTGTTAGCCTTGAAATGAATTGACGCGCCGCTCTTGCGGTCTGTCATTTCCTTGCACTTTGTTGCGAATTCTTCCATTGTTGACATTGTCTTTACCTCCGTAATGTCATTGTTGTCGTTGTCGGCTGTTCCGATATTCTTGAGAATCTCGTCAGCCTTTGCCGCCTTTTCGACCTTTTCGGTCAAATCGGCAATCTCCGAGGCGAGTGTCTCACCCTCCTCGATTGTCTCGGCTGTCACATCGTCGGCCTTGAGCATCGGCTCAAGTTCGGCGAGGGCCGCCTTTTTTTCCGCGAGCTGTTCCTTGATCGTCATAACTCGGGGTCCTCCTTGATTTCATTTATTTTTGACAGTAAAGCCGCCGCCCTTTTCGCGTTGTCGTTGTCCTTTGGCTCCTCCGAGACTGTTGTCTCGTTGACCTCGGGCTCGACCTCCTCGTCGGGTGTCGTCTCCTCCGTCGGTTTATCATCCGCGCCCTCGTCGATAAGCGACTCGAGCGAGTTGATGCGTTCCTTTATCGCCTCCGCGATCTCCGCGAGGCCCTTGATGTTTTCCTTGATGATGTCCTCGTCGGCCTTGCTGTTCCTCTTGCCCGCCTTGACCTCGGTCGCGATTGCGTTCTGATTTGCGGGGACCGTTACGACCGAAATCTCATAGACCTCGAGCTTTGTGAGTACGTTCTCGACGCCCGCCGCCTTTTCCTCGGCCGTGGGTTTCCTCCAATCGAGGACATCATAAGCAAACGAAAACTGATATATCGCGCCCGATAAAAGCATTTTGCGGACATCCTGGGCGAGCTGTGTCTCCAGGAATCGCGCCTCGATATAGGGGCCTTTTTCTGTGTCCTCGATGCTCTCGACCGCGCCAATAACCGCGCTGAAATCGTGATTAAAGCAAAGAGGGAAAGGGTGACCCGATTCCTTTCGCTTTGCGAGTGTCTCGGTAAAGGCGCCAGGCTCGATAATATCGCCCGCCGAGTCGGGTGTCTTGTCATAGGTCGAAAAATAACCCGCGATTATGCCCGCCTCGTCAGCCTTGATGTTAAACGTCTTATATTTCATAGGCTTTTTGTTATCCTTTCCAAAATATTTATTGATTCCGTTAATCGTCGCCTCGGGTCTCCCGTCGGCCTCGGCTCTTGCGAGACAAGTCTCGCGGTCGGTGTCGAGGTTTATGATCTCGGCCCCCGCCTCGGTATATCTCGCGAGCTGTGCATCGGTCGGCCAGGTGTGAATTATCCACGAATCACCGACCTCGGCCTTGAGCGCTGTCTCGATGACCGCGTCACGCGCCGCAAACGCCGCCTCACGGATGAGGCCCCTCGCGTCGTGTTCGGTGTATGACCCGAGAGCCGTCGCGATCTTGTCGAAATCAACGACCAAATCGTCGGGCTCGCGGTGAATCTCGACAAATGTCGTTTTACCCGAGCACGGCGCGCCCGTGATTATATGAATCATTCAGCTCACCCCCTCGAAATAACGACCTCGGTCGTGCAATTACAACCGCAAGACTCATCGGGGTCGCCGATGTCCTCGCCTGGCCAATGCTGACCGTTAGAAAAATCGGAATCAATCGGGACCCGTTCGCCGTTCATAGCCGCGTGCGAGGGTCTTGCATTTTCACCCGTGACCCACTCCTTTTCAACGATTCGGCCGATGACGCGGGGAGCGCCGTCGCTGACCGCCTGGGTCGCCGCCTCCTGGATTGCAAACGAGGCCACGGCTCCCGCCGCCGCCTTTGCGATCGTTCCCGCGGTGTTTTCCCTAACCTCGAAAACTCGAGCCGTGTCGGGCTCATCGCTCTCGAGGTCCTTGACGATTTTCGCGAGTGTTGACTTGTTTATCGTTGCCGCTCTCGATTCCGATGTCACCGTTAAATAATTACGGGTGACCTCGGTCCCGTATTCCGAGCCGAGTGTCTCGGCCGCCGCCTTGCCGTGCTTGTCGGCAATTTCAACGAGCACGGGCTCAAGGTCCTCGGCGAGTTCCTTGTCCCACCTTTCGGCGTTCCAATAATCCTCGGCGCCCGCGTTGATTTTTGGGATGACCGAGCGGGCTTGTCTCTTAAAGAATGAATCAAGGACCGCCGCGACCTTTTCGTCGTCATCCTTGTCACTCTTGCCCTTGATTCGGAGCTCGACCTCGGTCTTGCACTCTTTACACCCGCAAGGCTCGAGTTTTTTCGCGCCGTTGTCGATGCCTGGATAATCATACGGGTCGGCCGCCGTGTCCTGGGGGCTCGCCTGGCCTCCCGTGATGACATTGAGCGGCGTGATGATCTCCTCACCCTGGCCGTCGGGTAAAGGCGGGAGATTGAGCTCGCTCCTCACCTCGTCGCGGGTCAGATAAGGCCCGCCGCAAGCGCTTTGATAGATTGCGGCCCTTTCCTCGAATGACCCCTTGAGTTTTTCCGTGAGGTCAAACTCGACATAGGTCTCGGGACCCGCCCCAAGCATCGGGAGCAAAAACGCGTTGATTCGCTGTTGTAGCATTTGAATAATCGGGCCTAAACATTCGGCGTATAAAGCCCTCGCGTTGTCCTTGCTTGAGGCGTAGGTCTGTGTGTCGCTATGCCAAATAAGCGACGGATTGACGCCGTAAGCGGCCGCCACGGCCTCACGGGAGAGCTTGACCGAGTTAGTCCATTCGGATTCTTTGAACGAGGTTGAAAATGGTTTTATTTCCATTCCATCTTCAAGGATAGGAATCGAGCCCGCTTTTGAGCCGCCCGCGCCCCACGCCTCTCTAAATGCCGTTGCAAAATTCTTTTTTTGCTCGTCGGTCCACGGTGCGACATCTTTCGGCCTTATTATTTGCGCATTGAGTCGGCCCGATGATCTCCACAACTGACGCCTAAAACGGCCCGCCTCCACTTGTTCGCTCAAGGTTTGACGGAGCGCCGAGATAGGTGACAGATAACCCGCGGGGTTTCCTGGGCTGTATGTCTTGAACTGGATGACCTCGTCGAAAGGAATATCGACCGCGGTCCCGCCGTTGCGGGAGCAAACGCGAATACTATCGGGCTTATACGGTGACCCGCTTGTCGTGCTGATGACCCAATCGGTCGGGATAATATGCAAATCCCACCCGCTCGGGCTCTTTGTGCTCGGCACGGGCCAAACATAAACGGACCCGAAAATATTATATTCGTCGACGAGGCCCCTCATAAACTCGAATTGTGTTTGATAATCGTTTGGCCTCCATAAGGTCAGCGCCGCCGCGCTGTCTCGATCGCGTCGCCTCTCGTTCTCATCGTCTCGGACATAGGTCTTTAATGGGAGCTGTGCGATGCTGTTCGATATAAAATCAACGACTGCCCTCAAATTGTCTTGAGTCTGATATAGCTCTCGAGCTGTCAGATTGAGGACCTGGGTCGATGCGTCGCCGTTTATCGAAATATTGATAACCGACGGCCTCGACGCGAGGCGCCACTTGTCGAAAATTGTCGGCATTTTTACCCTTTGCCTCCTCTTTTATCGTTTTAGATAAAGGTCAGACTGTTACCCGCGGCGTATGCCGAGGCGTAAATCTTTTTTTCCTTTTTGTTAATCATCGTCGCCCCCGCGTATGCCATAGCACACGCCATTAACGGGCTTATATCGTCGGGGCTCTTGACTCGGTCGGGGAGCATCACACCCCCGCCGAGGTTTCGGAGCTGACAAGTTCGGCCTGGCGTATCAAGCGCGGGCTGTGGTAGGTGGTAAACCTTGACCCCGCCCCTCGCCTCGCCAGGCGCGCACGCCGCCACGGCATCATAAAACCGATTCCACCCCGCCGAAAGGTCGGGGCCGCCTTGAGCGAGTCGGATGACACCGTCAATAGTACAAATTTGCTCGGCGAGCCCGCTCACGGGTGCGCCGCGTTCTTGAAACGAGAGCCGAATCTCGCCATATTTCGGAGCCCTGGCCTTAAACCATTCAAGAGCCCACTCGGTCCCGATTCGGCGCTCAACGACCTCAATATGATAATTACCGTCGTCTCGCAATCCACAAACCGCGATTGTCGTCGTTTTTCTATCTTGAGACATATCCACGCCCCAAAATAAAGGCGAATCCTCTCGGATTTCGCTCGTCTCGTCTTGACCTCCGAGCCAAGCCCCGTCGGGAAACGGCTCGGGGAGTATTGTCTCGACTTGCTGACAAAGGCACTCGGCCCTAAAATCATTTTCCGTCATAGTCTCACGGCTCGAGGTGATCGCTCTCTCGGTTAGTAGTCCATAACCGAGGGCGGGGTTTGCCTGGGCGATTGCCTCGGGGTCGTTGATGTCGGCCTTGTCGGGCGCCGACCACTCGAAAAGTCCCAGGGTGTCACCGTCGACATTACCGCCGAAATCGGCCGCCTTTTGTCCGTTTATCCTCTCGAGGGCTGACCCTCGGAGCTGTCGTAAAACTATACTGTCGGGGTCGCCCGCATTACTAAAGCAAATTGTCAACCCGTTCGGTTTTGCGTTGGTGGATGTCACCGCCGCGCTCCAGGTTTGCCAATCCCGATGCTCTCGAATCTCGTCAATCATAACGAGGTCATTCGCATCGCCTCGGCCCGCTCTCCTCGTCGGAGCGCCAACCTTATAAGTACGACCGCCCGACAATACAAGTTTCTTGCCGCCGTTTCGTCTTGCGATCGTCTCGATCTCTTTTGCGAGGGCCTCGGTGTTTTCCTGGTCGTCAATAACGGCCTCCCAAACCTCCTCGGCCTTTTCCATTGAGAGCGAGGTCCCGAATACTGACTTTACCCTCAAGACATTCAAGAAAAACGACGCGATCACTTTCGAGAGTGATGTCTTTCCGTTCTGTCTTGAAATCAAGAACAAAATCACCCTAAACCTAAACCGCCAAGAGCCCCCCAGGTCTCCGACAATCTCGAGCGCGTGGATTAGCGCCCACTCTTGCCAGGGATAGAGAGACATCCCGAGGATGTCGGTCGCATACTCGACCGCCGCAAACCCGAGCGAGGTCTCGGGTGTCAGCTCTCGGAGGGGCGGGGTGTATAGTCTCGGCTCCGTCTTGCCATACATAATCAACCCACCTTGAAACGGGCGCGGAGGTCATCGACCGCCGACGCTCTTGTCGTAGGTTTTCCGCTCGCGAGAATCTCGTTGAGACTCTTGAGCGCCTGGGCATAGTCCCTCACCGTCGCCCGAAATTCTTGAGCCGCGGGGTTAGCGCGGAGAATCGTCTCACCCGTGCCGACCGTCACCGTTTGAGATAGCGACATCGTTTTATATTCGGGGATAGAGCTCTCTATTTTGTCTTGCATCGCGAGCACGGCATCGGCCAGGGTTACCGCCTGGGCCTTTAGGTCGGGAGCGACCCCCGCCGTGATTCTCTCGGTCAGCTCGGACCGTGTCAGTTTTTCCGTTTTCGCCTTTTCTTTTTTCCTTGTCATTCTAATCACCGCCTCCGTGATCTCCTGGGCCTTGAGTTAAAGGCAAGAAAGGGGCAAGGC